GTAATCAACACCAATACCATCAGTATCAATAAATCCATAAGGATATTTATCTCTCCATCTGAATAATGCTGCCATAGTAGAGTAGTAAGCGTAATCAGGAATACCAACAACGTTTGATGAACTACCGTCCTCTATATAGTCAGAGAAAGCGGCGATCTGTATTGCACTATGTGGTTGATAAAAATAACCAGGTTGATTTGTTGGTATAAATTCATTATAAAGTGTGAACCATGATTGGTTATATTTTATCTTATGTTGATATAAAGATATAACTCTTTCAAATTGTTCATAATTATTCCATTCACAATAATCACCATCTATTGTATCTCCAGATTGTAAAAAATCATTATAAAAGAAAGGTCCCGATCCTAACAATGAAACATAACTGTTTTGATTAACAATCGCATTTGAATTAACGTTATTGTCATCCCACCATGATTGTGGTTTTTTGTCTTCTAAGAATGTATTGAAGTACCATCCTTGTTTAAGATCTTTTGTCCACCCAAAATATCCCCTCCAAATTGACGTAAAAAATAATTCACTCAAAGGTCTACCTTGATTATCTCTTAACGGTTGTATATCAATATCACAGTTAAACGAAAGAGTGTATGACCTATTCCCTTCTTTTGTTGAAACTCTCGCTTTATTATTTGGTGTTAAGACTTTTACCTCACATTTTTTTTTATCACCATAAATATTTCTTTCAAACCCTGCGTTTACTAAAACTGAACACTCTTGGTTTGTTAATATTCTATGTTTTCGTACATAATATTCACTTACTGTATCTGCAGAGTTTGCTGCGTTTATAACTCTTTTGAAAGTACCCTGTGAGTTTGTTTGAAATGTTGTTCCTGTATAACCAATATTTTTAATGTTAAAAATAAATGCGTCTGATCCATCTCCAGGATCTCCTAAACTTGAGACTTGGAACATCTCTGTTCCATTGTAGTTAGTTGATAGTAAAACAAATTCACCTACTTGCAAACCGTGTTCTACAGGACACTTAAATTTTATATTTAGACCGTTCAAATCATTACCCACCATTATATAATATGGTAAACCATCTGACGCAACCCAAGACCAATTAATTTGAGAATTAGGTTCAACGGCAAATAAATTTTTATTATAATCATTTATAAAAGCATAACTTAAATAGTGACTCCAATTGTAAGTTGTTGCACTTACGTTTTTAAAATCTAAATGATTATTTGGTGGTTGAGTATAACCAATTACATCATTATCTGTTCGTATAAAATCGAATTCATAATATTGTGGAAATCCTGTCCACTGAACTGTTTGGACTGTTGATGGATTTGGTCCAAAATTTCCTGATGGGTAATATAGAATAGCGTTATTTAGTTCATTTGTATAATATAGATTATCTCTATATGGAACATATTTTGTTGAACCGGTAAAAGCGTTTTCAAATAAAACCGTAAATTTGGTAACAGGTCTGAATATTGTGGACGCTTGTCTTTCTTCATCAAAAACAGTTGCCAAACTCAAATCAACACTTCTATCATATTCGATTAAGTCTTTTGAAGTTTGAGCGAACGGTACATTTATAAATTGATCAACTTTTGGTGCCGATTTATATCTCTGCGTTGATTCTATTATTCTTGTTGATGGATCTACTGTCATCATTCTTCTGTTGTTGCTACATAAAGTTTATAGAATCTATTCAAAGCAGTTTTACCATTGTTCAAACCAAAGTAGAAATGGTAAGGTGCTCCGACAACTACTGCTTGATTTGCGCTACCAATAGGTTGTCCCTGATTCACAACTGTAGGTGGTATAAGTGGTTCAGGTACACCAGCCAACGTATAGTTTGCGATGTAACCTAAATTAGTGGTACTTGTAATATACTTTTCACCCAAAGTTGTAAAATCTAAATCTTGGTATTTTTTCTTAAAGAAACCTTGTCCAACAACATTTGTATACCAATTATTGTCTTCGGTTCCAAATATGTTTTGACTTGGGTTACTTTGTTTTAAACTCCACTTGTAATGTGGAACCACTTGTGATTTACCATATCCAAAGTAATTTTGAATTAATGGGTTGAAGTTATACGTTTCAATACCTGGTGATTCGATTTTTCTATATCTTAAATTTTCAAGAGGGGTTTGGAAAAATAGTCCCATAATAGGTTTTATATCATTTGCCCCTGATGGAGGGGTTGCAGGATAATAATTATCACCAAAGAAAATAAAATCATTAGCATTTGGTCCTGTAAGGTTTTCACTTATAAATGGTAAAACCTTCCATTCCGAGTTGATTGATAACATTTGTGCCCAATCTCCGTCTATTCTGTATCCTCCCCTTGTGCTATTGAAGAATTGTTCAATTCCTTTACCCTCAGTATTATTTTGACCTTGTCCTATTGGTAATATTCTTTGTCTTACACCTTCATTCAATATTCTTGATAAAAACCCAAGTTGGATAATGTCTGAGTTATCTTGATATGAGGTAGATTTTAATTGGTCAGCATAATAGGATCCAAACCCGTTTTCACCAGCCCCACAACAGATCTCATTTATAAAAAAGTCTCTTGGTCCTAAATCTGTAAGTGTGGTTGGAAATTGGATTTGTCTATCATTATACCCAAAACCTGGGAATGTTGCCAATCTTTGTGGTATTAATGGATTAATTTGTGGTTTATTCTTACCAATAAATTGTTGGATGGTTTTATTCCAAGGAGATGATCTGTAGAAAAAACTATTATTAATGTCGTCAAATACAATAACATCAGTACAATAATCATAATTTGGTATCAATGGATTAACACCGAATGTTTGTCTTTTGTTAAAATTAAACATATAAAGAACTCCGTTGATCCAATTGTTTTGGAATACTTGAGCAAAAACTCCTCTACACGCAGCAAAGTTCATGGTAAATCTAACTTTCCATTCTAAAAATAATCTCACATCTGAACCATACTCTTTGACATATTTTTTATTAAGAAGACAGTAACATCCATTTATCATCCTGTTTTCAGGTATAGAACATTGTCCTGCAGGTATTACACCAACATTATTTCCTGAACCGCTATAACACTCTAGAGGAACCATACCTTCACATGTTAAAGTAGAGGTTAAAGCTGAAGTTGGTCCAGTTTCATCAAAACTATCACCTGATGGTAAGTCAGCACCTGCAGTTATTGTTGGTGGTTCTAATTCACCACTAACAGTATAAACCGCAAAATTGTTGTTCTGATGTAAAGCATATCCTGTTGTAGGACTTGCTCCATTTTCAACTCTTGTTGAGGTTGGTAACCTATCACTTCTCATTATAATACGAAGTGGATTAACAAAATTTATAGGTGAAAAAGATTGATTATAATATGCCGGAGAATATAAAGAACTTAGATTACCATTTCCTCCACATGAAGATTGTTGTTGAAAATATCCCGCATTAGTGTTATAATATTGTTTCTTTTGATTATCGTCAGATATTGCGGTATCAGTCAACATGTTTGATGAAAACGGATTGTTACCAACCCATCCTAAAAACGCACCACCCCCAACATATGTCGTTGGATTTGCTTGGTTTCTTGGTAAAGTATATTGTGAACTCGAGTCAACATAAACAAAAGGAGATCCTTGTGTTTGTGTTGATACATTTAACCATCCAGGTGTTGGTGTATATGATGGTGTGTCATCAGTACTTAAATAAAAATAAGGTAAATTTGATGTAAAACCGCTATAGTTGTTTGGGTTGATACTTGGTGGTGTAATTGTAAAATTATAAGATGGAAAATACAATTTAACATTATTGTTATTTGTTGTATTGTGTGTTTGAGGTTTTTGAGATACCGTAGAACTTTGTATTGGTACATTCAAATAATAACTACCACTGATCACTACACTTCCATTGAACGAAGTATGACCAAATATTTTAGACACGTCGTAAAAAATTGTTTGAGGTGCGGTGTGAGGGTCAACACCTCGAACAAAAATACAAACTTCAAAATTTTGCCAATTTGGCATAGTGTATAAAACGTCTTGGATTGTGTATGGACCAAAAGAAGGACAAATAGGCACATTATTTCCATTACATATTGGATAATTAAATTGTACATTGTGTTCTAAATAAGCACTTTTGTAATATCCTGATGTTCCTAAAGAAGTGTTTACAAAGTCTGTTACAGTTAAACCAGTTAACAATTGGAAATATTCTATATCTGTCGGATATTGTAAAAAACTTTGTTCTTGTGTTATAGTTCCCGCAACTTGACTAACTTGTGGTTGATCAATATAAATTATTGCCGGTAAACTTGATGTTCCATTTGAGTTAGATGGGTCTGCATAATTAACAGTATATGTTGTAACACCTGTGGTTGTTAAACCTGTAATTGCATTGTTACCAAATTGATTCAGTGTTGCACCCGTAAGGTTTCTCATTCTAAACTGAGAACCTGAATCCATATAGTTTGGATCTTGGAAAGAACAAATACCTCCAGGTGTAATTGATGCTGCGGTTCCTGAATTCATCAAAACAACAACAACTTGATCAAAAAATGGTGTTGACCCTGAAATCGGGTTAACAGTTGTTTTAATTTGGTTTACACCTGAAAAATATTTGTCTCTTGTATTGAATTGATTTAATTGTTGTGGAAAAGTTGCCGTTGTTGGGTAAGCAAAATATCTTTCGTCTGCAATACCACCCCCTTGCTTGTTTGCAGACCATAAAAACGGTTGAGGTGCATGTAACAAATATTTTTCGTTACTATATAGTTTATTTGGGTCAGTTGATGATAATACATCATAACCTGAAATTATTCTTTTGAAATCCAAGGCCGCCTTTACAGCAACCGCAGTGCTAATATCGTTTTGTCCTAATAATGACTCAAAACTTTTGAATCCGCCCGTACTTCCACATTGGAATGGGTCGTCTCCATTATCATCGTTTTCAAAATTAGGATGGGAAACATCGTATGATCCAGGAGAATTAACAGGCGCAATTACACTATTTGTTTGAGTCAATACTACATCAAACCCAAGTCCGCTTGAAGGGTCTTGTAAACTATTTTGAATTTCCTGTTGTTCTTGTGCTAAAGTATTTGCATCAAAATCATCATCCATACTAGCGGTCCCACAATCACAATCACAACTTGTACAATCAGGGTATGCAATCATAGGTAGACCAATTCTTGGGAAATTGTCTATTCTACCATTTTGAGTATTTTCAATTAAAAATTTTGTATAAAAATATGTAAATGCCAAACCAGCTGCGACTTGAATTATAACTTTAAACCCTTGAGCAATAATTTGTAAAATAGTACCAATTGAAATTACCGGTCCTCCTAATGGTGCAAAATCACCAAGACTAGTAATATAATAAACTAAATCTATTCCCGCAGAAACACCCTGATATACAATATATGGTCCAAGGAATAATAACAAGTATTTCAATACAGGCCACAATAACGCAATCAAGTGGGCGACAAATAACAATACCAAAATTGGGAATGTTAAAATATTAACAAGTACATTGAATATAAAAAAGATAGGGTCAAAGTTCCTTATGATGTCGTTTACTGGAAAAGTGTTAACAGTTGATTTACAAGTTCTGTTGTCAATTTCTTTTATACCTAAATGTTTTGCCCTTCCAATTCCGTTTTTATATCTATCAAGGAACATTGCCGTTGTATAGACTTTATTGTATTGGAATTCGTAAAAGGTATCTTCACAATTGATTGCTTCTTGTTTGTTAACATAATCATCCCAATCGGTACTAAAGGCATATGATCTGTAAAGATCAAATAGAGCTTGTGGGTATTGTTTAAATGTTATAACTTGTGGTTGAGATGGGTCAACAGGATTTGCAACAATTTGAAGTTGTGTTCCTGGTGTTATTTCAATAGCGTTTAGAGTTCCTGTATATGGTTGTCCATTTATGTATATTATATAAGATTGGACATTGGTTGTTGTTGGGTCTGCCAATCCTTGTGCCGTCCCAAAAACAACTGTAGATCCTGTGACAACACCAACACCTAAATTATAAGGGTATGTTGAGGGTGTGTTATTTGTTAATGGATCTACAGTATAATTTGTCCATCCATATTCTTTAACATTAGGAACTAAAAAATTGGCTCTTTGGAAACTACCCTGTAAACCTTGTTCGTTTTGCCATTTAAATTTAAATCTATATCTACCTTTTGTTGGGATACCTTTTGATGGGTCGTCAGATAATACTTGTTGACCAAATTCATTTGTAAAAACGTAATCCAAATTCATAGGAACATTCAATAGGTATGTTCCATCTTGATCGATAACTTTTCCTTCCTCTTCTATTTGATATTGTTCAAGTATTGGTAATCCTTGATCGTCAGAATTGATTGTGTGTCTAATTGCCAAAATTTCGCCAGGTCCTGAAACTATTTCACAAAGATTTCCTGTATTGTTTTTTGGTTTACAACTTACTTTTAATGCATCATCATCTGTTGTGGATATAATTGACCCCATGAAAATTGAGGTCGGTTGTATATTAATGTTTGCTAATTTTGTCAAATCAAAATCAACTCGTGTTATCGCAACTTGACATAAATCAGGATCTCCCCAAAAAGGAGATACGTCAACGTCAAAAACTAAATTTTTAATTTGTGGTAACTCTCTTAGATTCGTTGAGGATTTGAATGTGGATCCATTCACTTGAGACTCTGTTGCTAATCCTTGTTGAATTAAATCTTGTGGTGATAATGAAAAACATCCAATATCGGAAAGATCAACATCCATAACAATAGTTTGGTTTCCAACAGGAACACCAAAAATCATAAAGTCACCACTCTCATTAGTTTTAACAGTAAATCTATAATACTTATCGTAGACTTCAATGTATGAGTCATCCATTAATACATCAGACACATTTGGGAATGATCCTGTAGATTGATGTCCTCTATATGATGGTAACTTAGGAAGTAAGTTATATCTATAACCATCTTCGTTAGTATCGGTAATTGTTTTATATGGATATAATTCTGAAATTACAGGGTTTAATTCATCTGCATCATCAAGAGGAATAAAAACAGAAACCCTAGCATTTGGTAAACCAAAACCATTATTAACAAAAACTCTACCAACCACAACTCCGTAGTCGGCACACATTCTTGTATAAACATCATTCGCAAGTATTTTCAGTGAGAGTACTTCTAAAGACTCCCAATCTTGTTCTAAATTTACATTGATGTACTTGTCAACACCAACTTCGGTTCTTATTCTGTATGATTTTGGCATTAAAAAAATCGTTTTTTCATAAATAGTTTATTTCCTATTTTCATAGAAAAATAGTCCCTTTTGAAAAAAAATAAATCCCTATGAGAAATTAACGGATTTCAAGTTCAATACTCTTACATTAATGTCTTTGCTTGGGAATCTAATTTGATAGATTTGTGTTGGAGTTGCAAACAAAGTATCTGCCGTAGGCTGTATTTGTCTTGTTACAGGATCTGAATAAGGCATAGATGTTTGTGCTGAAGAATATTGACCTCCTACTTGGTTAAAGAAAGAAACATTAGAAATACTAACTATCCCATTTTCGGCTTGTATTAATCTTCTAAGTTCAGATATATTTACGTTTTGACCTAACTGTATAACCAATGGATTGAAGAAGTTACTAATGATTTCGATTGTTTTTGAAATGATTGCACCTTGATTTTGACTATTATCTAATACCACATCGACAGTGACCGCTAAATCAATAGTTTCTGCCGCTTCAACAGAAATGTAATCATTGATCATTCTAAAGTTAGATAAATAATTTGCAATGTTTTGTTTTAAAGTATTTGATACAACATTAGATAAACTACCGTTTGTATCATATGATAACATTTTAATTCTAATTTTATTATTTTCTTCAGTAATCGCAACTTTTGCCGGTGCACCATATTGAGACGGCATTGTTCTTATTAATGAATTGTAGTCATTAACTGTTACAGCTCTGTACTGAGCAGCAAAGTTAAATGAAACCATGTTTCTAACATCTTCTGTTGTTGGTAAATTAGCCCCACCAATCGCAGCGGTTACGTTATTACACTGAAGACTATTAATAACACTTCTATTGACAGAATCAGAAGGTCCATTAACTGCAAATGAAACTGTACCAATTTGATTGATCGTATTAAGACCAACATTACTAGCCAAACCACCACCTATTCTATATTGAACGAATAAAGTTGTGTTTGGTGTTAATGCCGCACCCATTGCATAATTGTTAGTATATCTACTTAAATCAAATCCTTTACCGTCACGAGCAAATTCTCTTAATTGTTCTTCGGCTGAAATGTTACCACCACCAAAAGTCATTTTACAAAAACCTTGTGGTGTATATTCAGAAATAAATTTATTTGAGGTTGTGATGTATCTTCCAACTTTAATTCCAGGTTGATCTGAAACTTTAGTTGGGTCTTCAACAAAAATTCTATCCTGAACTAAAGCATCTACTTCATACCATCTTTCAGGCCCTAAACTCAAAAAATCTTGTGGGTTCGGAACTGTAGAGTATTGTGTTCCAGGTTTTAATAAAACGCTAGTTATTCCTAATATATTTTTTTCAGGAAGGAATAATTCTAAATATGGTTTTACGTCATTAGCCGTAATTGTTCTTTTAAAAACTTTTGTAACACCGTTTACGACAACTTCCCTTTTAACAATAGTATAATTTATTAATTTACCACTTGAATCAAAGTTTGGTATTTTTAATCTGTTTGGCGATCCTTCAGCATTAATTGGTGATGCAAAATCAATGTCATAAACAGTCTCAAATGGTTGTCCTGCACCATTAACCAAAGATCCTCTTCTTAAGATACCACAATATCTTATATCTTCTCTATCCCCAAAAGCAGGAACTGTTATTGAAAAATCAACTAAAGCAACTGATGGTCTTTGACCTGGTACTTTAAGACCGTAAGTTCTTGCAATATTATAAACTGAGTTCTTTTGCTGAGCAAATTGTAATACGGTTTCTTGAATACTTCTATCAATTTGATAATTTAAGTTATCAGTTACCGCTGCGTTAAGATCTAACATTACTGAAAAAATCCCAGCATCATTAAAGTTCTGAACTAAATCAGGATAGTAAGTTCTTGTAAAATTTATTAACTCAGATCTTACTCCTTGAAAATCTCGGACCGTATAGGATATCTTTTTTTCAGCCATATATCATTAAATATTTAATATAACAAAATCTTGTGATTCGAATGCCGAATCAGTGATTTTATAATCAATTTTGATTCTTGCCGTATGTTCTAAATTGGCAATGTTTGTAACTTTAAATTCTCGTTCACCGTATTCATTTACAGTGAAACCTTTATCTTCAAGTCCTGCAGATGCCGGTTCAACAACAATATTCGTGACTTGTAAGTTTGGCATAAATGTTCTAATAGTGTCCCTTATCTCTGCCTCAATATCCGAAAACGTAGGACCATCAAGTGGTTCGAATATATATTCATATAATCTTGTTCCAAAATCAGGTAAAAAATATCTACTACCCTTTCTTGTTAAAAGTAAGTGAACTAGATTACTTCTAATTTCAGCTTCAGTAGATTCGGTAACATCCAAATATCTACCAGTAAAAGAATCAACGAAGGGAAACCCTATACCGTATGTAATACCATTTGCCATATCACATATAAATATAAGTTATAGAATTTTTAAGTAAAAAAAAATCACTACCGAAGTAGTGATTCTTAATTTTAGGATGAACATCCAAAACATTCAAAATCAGAATTCTCAGGTCTTGGTGGTAAATT